AGCTTTGAGAAGTTCAAAGGTGTAGCAAGAAATAATCTCAAAGAATGAACTGCTTTTATTGCGATGATAAGACAACAAAGATAGAGGAAGAGGAATTAGATGGAAAAGGTAATTCGAAATATACAAGACTTACTAAGCTCCTGTGCCGAAACTGTGGGGCGTTCTTTCATGTGTATCTCCCAAAAGATAAAGCCTTCTTCAAAGACCTCGAAATCGAAGAAGACTAGAAAGTCTAAGTGACGCAAATAACATGCAGCGTATGCGGTCATCAATTGGAAGATGAAGAGAGCGTATGTAACTATTGTCGTTATGCGTATGATATGAACCTTGAATGGATAAATTATATTCGTAAGAAGAAAGAGGAAGAGGATGAAAGAGAACTTTGATAAATGTCTTGAGATGCTCCTACATCACGAAGGGGGCTATGTCTGGCACGAAGAAGATCCTGGCGGTGAAACTAATCTTGGAGTCACAAAGAAAGTGTATCAGGACTGGGGTGGCACAAAGGATATGATAGACCTCACTGTTGAGGATGTTGCGCCTATATATAAAAAGAATTACTGGGATAGATGCAAGTGTGATGAATTAAGTTCTGGCTTAGATTGGGCTGTATTCGATTGGGCTGTAAACTCAGGCACAAGACGAGTATCGAAGGCTTTACAGAAAGCCTGTGGCGCAGAAAGAGATGGGGTAATAGGCAATAAGACCCTAGCTCTAGCTAACGAACAAGATGTAAAATATATGATTGAAGAGATAGGTGTTATTCGACAAAGTTTCTACGAGTCCTTACGAACCTTTAAGACGTTTGGTCGTGGGTGGACTCGTAGAAATAAAGAGACTACAGAACAAGCTCTAAGTATGGCTAGTTGACTTAGGCATTACTAAGCCTTGCTTTGCGCTTATGCGTTGCAGCATCTTTCTATCAATAAGTTTATTAACGACTCTACCAACTTGCATTACCGATAGTCCTGTGGCTTCAGATACAAGTTTATAGTAGGGTGAGAAGCCATGCTCTTCCAAGTACTCGCTAATAAACAAGTACACTTTCTTCTGAGACTCATTAGCAAACTGTACCATCACAACATCTCCTTTATCGTTAAAGACTTGGCTCTCTCATAACGCTCCGGCTTGGCTTTTGTCATTGTAGGACGTTGCGCCTTATAGTGCCTGGTTATCCATTTAATCTTGTGCGATGTCTCCCCAAGATTGTTGTATAACTCCCCTTCCTCACTATTACCCATTTCCTTCATAACAACAGCCTCTAACTCTTTTATGCGTTCCTGAGAGGTTTTAATCATGCTTTTTAGCTGATGTATCTCAAGTATCTCATCACCAACATTCGCAAGATCAACTATAGGCGCATCACTATCATGGCTATCAAAGACCATAGCTAAGTCATTTGGGTCTTTCGATGGATACATGTAGTCTCCTATCTCTCCCCCCTTCTCTATAGCTTCAACTCTTTGGTAAAAGTCTTTGCATTTCTTTACGATAGCTTTCTGCATTTTTGCGTCTTCTTTGTAGAAATACAGACACAACTGAGAGCCACTATACAATATAGCAATAACGCCCCATTTTCTTCTTGTAGCCATAAGACCAGCCTGTAACTGCCACACTCCTAGATAGGGTTGTGGTACATCACGAAAGTAGGTCTTTGTCGTTTTGACTTCTAGGTTGCCATCACCTTCAATATCAAAGTCCAAACTTATACCTTGTGGCGCAAAGGTTGATCTATCGTCTATGGTGATAGTCTTTTTACTGGGTACATGAAGGATGCCATCAAGAGACACAGAAAAGAGCTTTTTGCCATCGTGATGATAGTGATATGGCACTCGCACTTTATCTGTATAATTGTCTATGCCTAGTCTGTCAGCCGTTCTCTTAATGATAACAGGCTCATGTATATCCCCCCACTCCATAGCCTCGTTTTGCTCTACTTCTTGGACTTTGAAAGGTGCAACACCTCTTGCGCCTAAGATATTGGTCAAAAGGGTGTTTGGGGTTGTGAATGGGTTATCATCCATCAATGCTGGAATGAGAGACCCTGATAAAAATTTATTATCTGTTATCTTACCTACCATTGTGACGAACTCGCATGGATTACAGGAAGATACGCTAAAATAATAAGACCTACTATTATAAATACTAGCTTACATAAATCTACTAACATAACCTAACCTCTTTAGTTAGGCTGAGTAGTCAGGTTAGTCTGTCTAGTCTGGCGTTGGTCTTAACCGAATATATATTATGCGCCAAATAGACTTTACCCAATTACCCAGCCGTCATTAATATTACCCAAGATAATCAATCATTTATACCAACTATCTCAACTCCTACTCACTTACTCGTTACTTCTGCTCAATATTATTATGCAATTAAATCAACTATTTGCATTTACTAAATGTATTCATTTACAACAAACATCACTTACAGCGTTGTTTCCTATCGCGTATTCCGAAAGTCAACATACGGAGCTTTGGGATACTTAAGAGAATAATCAGCAAGTCTTTTTACCTCGGAGTTGCAATCATGGATAGCTTGTCCAAAGGAATATAAGGTAGTTACATCTGATGTATTAGATTGCTGCCGTTCTACTTCAATTTGCTCCAATCGTGTTAGCAAATCGCGAAACACAACCAAAGCATTTTTGAAATGACTTGGATGGCAACACGGCACAGAAATTCTTTTGGAATACGTTTCGCTTCCACCAGTTTTTCTATAGTGCCGTTCCTGTCGAATACGCTCTTGCATCGACTTAGGACTCAATCGCCTCTCGTGATATTTAATCTCATGTTTCAATTCATCATCCATATCAAGCGTTACTCCTTGTAGTATAAATGAGTGTTAAAAGATAAATCAATTGGTAGCCATGACCTTTTATTCACCCTTTTGCTTGGTAATCGTTACCAGACTTTCCTTAAGTTCTTTGATTATGTAATTGGTGTTAAGTACCTCCGCAAACAACTCTGTTTCGGTATCACACACAAGATCAAAATACCGCTCATAAAAAGCAATTAGATCAGCGTTACCCCTAAATTTAAGGACAGCATTTGAAGTCGGTCTATCATCACACAGCTTTAACATTTTAACATCTCGCGCCTTTTGATAGTTTAATCGGGCTGTTTTGGGATCAGTTCCAAGTGTGGTAACGATGTCCTGTATTGTTAACCAAGTACTATCCATACCAGCAAGAACGCACAAGCGACTAAAGTGACGGCTATATGTGCCACTATTAACGAAATCAATCCACTTTTGCTGTTCCTCGTTTTCAACATGGGGCATATGCGTTTGTACTTTAAATGCTTCAATCTCCTTCAAAATATTTAACCGCATTGCTTTCCACTTCAATTTATCAAGAATTGAATCAAAGTCTTTAGCGTCTAGTTTCTTGTTAAAAAATTCGTGAGGTGTAGCTCCCCACAAACCATTAAGGTGATATGTAATTTTATTCATCGCCCCTCTCCTTCCTGAGATAGTTTCTAATGGTTGTAACGTGCCACGTTCTACTCCCAGTCCGAGTGACAATGTTTCTCTTCTCCAATCCCCTCTTAATGATTGCAAGGGTAACTGGTGGCGTTTCCTTCTCCATTATTTCCTTTATATGAGGCATAATCATTTTCTTGCGAAACGCATCACCAGACTCACGTTTGACCACTGAGGCTTTCTTTACAGCCTCAAGTATCTTCTTGCTGCCAAACTTCTTGCCGTAGCGTCTAGCGTGTTCATGCCCCCTTTTTATTCGTTGAGCGTGTTTCTCCCTTCTGTGAATAATCATTTTCTCTGCTCTGTGAATAAATCCCCTAATTGAGACAACATCCATGTCTGGGTCGTTGGTGGAGCGCATTGGTACTTTGGTCTTTATGATGTACTCCACACAAGGTAGGTTTTCTTCCATCTCCAAAAGCGTTGATGTTACCAAGACGCAATCCTTATTTACGAATACGCCTTGTATCGCTTCTTTGAGTCCAGAGATGTTCTTATCCGTTACAGCACTGCGAAACGTGTCTGTAAATATTTCAAGTAGCTCTAACCCAAAGGTCTTGCAAAACTCTACGATCTCCTCGTCAAGCATTGCCCCTTCATTAGAGCCATAACGGATACGTTTGTATCCTATGGCAAGTGTCATTGTGATGCGCCCTTATCCTTTGTCTAAGGGTCTGTAATCATCATACCCCCATGTTTCTTGGACAATGGGTTCTACAGCTTTCCCACACACTTGACACACCCAAAAAGAATTAATGTAA